CGGATGACAAGTGGGTATGGGCTCCGATAGTTAAAACATAAAGGGATAAGATATGTACGAGTATAGATGTAAAGTAGTAAAGATAGTGGACGGCGACACAGTTGATGTAGATATCGACTTGGGTTTCGGTGTGTGGTTGAAGAAAGAACGTATTCGTATGTTTGGAATTGACACACCAGAAAGTCGTACAAGGGATTTGGACGAAAAGAAATATGGATTGATGGCAAAAGATTATATCACCAAGTTATTGGATGATGAAGGTGGTATTGTTCTCAAAACAAGAAAGGATGCAGAAGGTAAGTATGGACGTATCCTTGGAGAGTTGTGGAGAACTACAGACTTTGCTGACACATCAATTAATGACTTAATGATTAAGAATCACCATGCAGTGAGTTACCACGGACAATCGAAAGAAGATATCGCAGAACAGCATATTAAGAATCGTGACTTGGTAGTTCCGTTATAAATAACTGTAGGAGAAAACTATGGCAGTTAACATTAGCAGAAGCACAAACATTTTCAAAGACATTAGCTTGTCCTTTGCAAAGCATCCTGTTACTGGCGATATCGCTAGACTGTCAGACGTTGACGCAGTTAAGAGAAGTGTAAGGAATCTGATTAATACAAATTTCTATGAAAGACCGTTTCATCCAGAGATTGGTTCAGACATTCGTGCTACATTGTTTGAACCTGTCTCACCCTCAACTGCAAATCTACTTGCAAGACATGTAGAAGATTGTATAACAAACTTTGAACCTAGAGCAGAACTGTCGAATGTAATTGTTAGAGGTGATATCGACCAAAATCGTTATGAAGTAACCATAGAGTTTTATGTGGCTAACAGTCCAGCAGAACTACAGGCATTGGATATATTTTTAGAGAGACTAAGATAAATGGCAACAAAATTACAAGTCACTGAGTTGGACTTTGATGATATCAAAAACAATCTCAAGACATACATGAAAAATCAAACAGAGTTTACGGACTACAATTTTGAAGGTTCGGGACTCTCTACTATCATCGACTTACTTGCGTACAACACGCATTACTTAGCGATGAATGCAAACATGGCAGTCAATGAATCATTCTTGGATACTGCAACCCTACGTTCTTCGGTAGTCTCTCACGCAAAGACTTTGGGTTATACTCCACGTTCTGCAAGAGCACCAGTTGCTTATGTTGATGTGACACTTAATTCTTTTACAGGTGGTTCAGCAACAATTTCAAAGGGAACTAAGTTCACTACTAAAGTAAATGATTCTACATATGGATTTGTTGTGAATGCAGCTCAAACTGTTTCACCTGTAAACGGTATTACACGTTTTGTTAATCTACCAATCTATGAAGGTACACTAGTTACTGCAAAGTATACTGTAGATAGTGCGAACCTTGATAAGAAGTATATGGTTACAGATGCTCGTGCAGATACAACCACATTAAAAGTTTCAGTTCAAAATTCAGTATCAGATGCAACACTAACAACATATACTCTTGCAACTGATATTTCACAAGTTACTAAAACATCAGATGTATATTTTCTACAGGAAGTTGAAGATGGAAAGTTTGAAGTTTACTTTGGCGATGGTGTTGTTGGGTCTAAACCAACAGACGGTAATATTGTAATTCTAGAATATATTGTTACTAACAAAGATAAAGCAAACGGTGCAAGTGTATTCAGTGGAACTAGTGTTGGTGGAGAATCTGATATCACAGTTGCAACTCTTGTATCTGCATCTGGTGGTGCAGAACCAGAAACAATAGAATCAATTAAATATAATGCTCCTCTTGATTATTCATCACAGGGTAGAGCAGTAACAACACAAGATTATAAAACAATCGTACCACAAGTATATGCTGACACAAAAGCAATTCAAGTGTGGGGTGGTGAAGATAATAACCCACCAAGATATGGACAAGTATACCTTGCAATCAAAACACAGTCTGGTGTAAATTTAACACAGGCACAGAAAGATAGTATTGTAAAATTACTGGATGGATATAATATTGCATCTGTTCGTCCAACTATTGTTGACCCAGAAATAACAAAACTTAGATTGACTAGTACTGTAAAATTTGATTCTAAGTCTACTACAAATACTGCAACATCAATTGAGACTATTGTTACAAATGTTCTTACAACATATAATAATAGTGACTTGCAAAACTTTGATGGTATCTTTAGATTTTCAAAACTATCACGTTTAATTGATGCAGCTGATAATTCTATTCTATCAAACATTACAACCTTGAAGATTGAGAAAACAATCAAACCTGTTCTTAATACATCTTCTCAGTATATACTAGATTATAGTAATGCTTTATATAACCCACACTCTGGGCATAATGCTACTATGGGTGGAATTGTAGTATCTACTGGTTTTACTATTGCTGGAAATTCAAATACTATATTCATTGATGATGATGGTAATGGTAACATTCGTACATACTATCTTGTTGGTGGTACAACAAGAACTTATTTAAATAACACAGCAGGAACAGTTGATTACTCAACTGGATTGGTAACTCTTCCATCTCTGACTATTACAGGAACATCTAATTCTGATGGAACTGTCTCAGTTGTGGTACAACCTAAGTCTAATGATATCGTTCCTGTTAGAAACCAACTATTGGAAATAGATTTTACAAATACAAAAGTAACTGCTGAAGTGGATACTATCGAGTCTGGTGGTTCTTCTGCTGGAACTGGATACGCTACTAGTTCATCATATTAAGGTTTTTATAAATGTCGGGAAACCATCCTACACTAAAGAATAAGGTATCGCCTCATCTTGAGTCGCAACTTCCAGATTTTGTTCGGGAAGACCATCCCCTCTTTTCTTTATTTCTAAAATACTATTATGAGTTTCTTGAAGCAGGTGAGTTAACACTTACTGGTTCAAACGAATATGTTATTGAAGAAACTCTTACTAACAATTTTATTCTTAGTGAGGATGAAGAGAAAGTTGTTCTAGAATCATCTACAGGTAAGTTTGTTGCTGGTGAAACTATTGTCGGTACAAATAGTAAAGCAACTGCTCGTGTTCTTGTAGATGACTTTGATAGTAACAATCGTTTATTCATTACATCACAACAACTATTTGAAACAGGAGAAACTGTAACAGGTTCTACTAGTGGAGCAGTATCTACAGTATCATCTTATCGTGCAAACCCTGTACAAAATATTCAACAACTTCTGGAATACGCAGACGTTGATAACACAGTTTATTCTTTCCTTGATAAGTTTAGAGATTCCTTTATGGAAGCAATGCCTAACACGGTTGCAGATGGTCTCTCAAAAAGAAAACTTATTAAGAACATCAAAGACATGTATGCTGCAAAGGGTACGGAGAAAGGACACAAATTATTCTTCCGTATTCTATTTGATGAAGAGGCATCAATCGTTTATCCAAGAGATAATTTACTTCGTCCATCTGATGGTCGTTGGAGTACAGATAAAGTTATTCGTATTGTTGAAACAGGAACATCTGATTTTAATAATGCAATTGGTGAAACAATCACTGGTGGAACATCTGGTGCAACAGCAATCATTGCAACAGTTATTAAATTTAGAGAAGGTGCAACTCAAATTGCTGAGTTGAATCTAGATGCAAACTCTGTTGTAGGAACATTTGTTGCTGGAGAAACTGGTACAACAATTGATACTAGTCTTGACTTAGAAATATCTGGTGAGATTAAAAGTATTGTTGTTGAAGGTATTGTAACGACAGGGGGTGCATATTATAATACTGCTGACCCTGTTCGTGTAACTGGTGGTGCTGGAAACAATGCAGCAACCGCTCGTGTTGAATCTGCTGGTGTTGGTTCTATTGATGAGATATTAATTGAGGATGGTGGACAGGGATATTCTGTCGGTGAAGAACTTGTATTCAATGTTGATAACACTGAAGGTAAAGATGTTCGTGCAAAGATTGCTGTTGTTGGTGGTGCGTTTAATCTAGAACAAGCAACTGCACCAGACCATTTTATATCTGAAGATGGTAACTTGATTGTTACAGAAGATAGATTCTATGTAAACCAAGAAGAAACTGTCGGTGAATTAGACCATCTAGTTATGGAAGATGGTGGACAGATTGTTATAGAGACTGCAACCTTTGGTAATGCTCCTGGCAGTAATGTAAATGAACGTGGAGAGATTACTAAGATTCAAATGATTGACAAGGGTAATGGTTTCATACAACTACCTTTAGTATCTGACAGTGGAACTACGTCTGGTAACGGTTCAAGTTTATATGCGGCATCAACTGAAACTCCAATGGTTGGACATGTAGAGGGAATCTCTATTACAAACTTTGGTTTAGATTATGCATCTGCACCAGACTTTACTCTTAATAGAAACATGTTAGTTAAGGATGTATCTGGTAGTTTTACTGCTGGTGATCAACTAACAAGTCATTCTGGTGTGGTTGTAAACTTTAATCCTACAACCCACATTCTAGAAATTGACACAGGTGTTGACTTTAATAAGGGAGACACAATCACATCTATAACAGGTGCGACATGTGTTGTATATCAATCCACTCCATCTAAGGCAACTTCTAATATTGGAACAGTTGGACAAACTGTTGGTAGTTTTGTAAACGACCAAGGTAAAGTATCTGAATCTGAAATGAAGGTTCAAGATTCTAATTTCTATCAAGACTATTCATATGTGGTTCGTATTGGACAATCAATCAACGAGTGGAGAGAAAGTGTAAGACGTTCTGTTCACCCAGCTGGTTGGAATGTGTTCGGTGAAGTTTCATTCTCAACACTTGTATCTGCAACTATTCAAAACCCAACTGCTGGTTCTGTTGGAGATTATATTGGTGACGATACATACTCACCAGAACTTGCATCTACATTTACTAATCTATTCACGACAGTATTTGGTAGACGTTTGGGTACTATAGATGATTCAACTGCAAGAGTCAATGCTGGTGTTGGTGTTCCAGAATCTTCGGACTTGACAAGTGGACAAAGAGATGTTACATTGCATAGAGATGTTACTGTTGTTTTAAGAACAGGTAGAGGTTCTCATGCAAGTGGTAATACATTAGACAATCTTCCTAAGTACGCATTTGCAGTTCCACCTATTGGAGACAATGCACAGATACCAAACTATCCAGGCATATACAGAAGTGCAACACAAACTGGAAATGAAACTCGTGACTTATATACTATTGACCAATGGGGAACATATAAAATCAATGAAGTATCCATAAAAGAAATCAATGGTAATGAATTTGATAGTGGAACAAAATTTGACTCAACGAATGCTACTTTCGATGAGATAGATAAATATATCATACCAGCTGGAGCATATAGAACAAGAGTCAATGTGCCTCCACCTAGTGAGATAATTGTAACATCTAGTGGCACAAGGTTTAGTTCCGATAACGTGGAATTTGACGATAATGTAAGAACTTTTGATACAGCATAACTAAAAAAGTCTTATAAATAATAGAAAGAAATTAAAGGAAAACTAACATGGCATATCAAGCATTAGGATTAGGTAATACCGCCAATGACGGTACTGGTGATTCTTTACGCACTGGTGGTGACAAAATCAATGACAACTTTGTAGAACTCTATACCAAACTTGGTAATGGTTCTGCTCTTACTGCTGATACTGTTACTCTCCTCACTGCGGCACAAACACTCACAAACAAAAATTTAACAAGTCCTACCATCACAGGTACAGGCGCAATCGCTGGTGTATTCACTGGTAATATTACTGGTAACGTAACTGGTAATGTGACAGGTAATATTACTGGTAACGTAACAGGAAATGTGACAGGTAACGTAACTGGTAATGTTTCAACTGCATCTGGTAATTTGGATTTAACTCCAGCAACTCAAATTGTAGAGGTTCAAGGTGGTGGTTCAAACTCTGGTGCAATCACACTGAACTGTGAACAAAACTCACATGGACAAAAGATTATCGCACAACCACATAGTGCTGGTGTAACAAACACACTGACACTTCCTGCTGGTGGAAACCAAGAACTTGTTGGTACTGCTGCAACACAGACACTTACTGGCAAGACATTGACTGCACCAACAATTACTGGTTCTGGTGCAATCGCTGGTGTATTCACTGGTAACATCACTGGTAACGTAACAGGAAATGTAACTGGTAACGTAGATGGTGTTGTTGGTGGTAACACCCCTGCTGCAATTACAGGTACAGCAATCAGTGGAACATCCATTACTGTTTCTGGTACTGGTAATGCACTGAAATTAAACACAGTAACAACAACTCAACGTAATGCGTTGACTGCTGCTGTTGGAATGATAGTATACAATAGTACTACAAGTAAAATCGAAGCATACGCTGGTAGTGCTTGGGTTGCATTACATTAAGGGA